CAATGCACGGCGGCCACGGTCACAAACATGGCCGAAGCCTTGGAATCAACTAGTTTTGGCGGCACTTCAAGGGTTTTCGTTTCGGGGTTGTTCAACCAAGAAATAACCTTGGACTTGTACATGAGTTACGCCGCAACGGAAACCTACGCAACTCTTGCAGCTCTTGTTGGCACGACCACCACCGTAAAGGTTTCCAACACCGTTGCAGGCTTGACCACAGCTAGTGCCACAGAACCACGCTTTGAATTGGTGGGCGCTTATCTTGAAAGTCTGCCCGTAATTAACGCAACCATGGGCGAACTGTCAACCATCAGCATTACCTTTAAGGGTGGCGTTCTCACCACCGTTGTTTCCTGATTTAGCAACCCCAACAGCAAAGGCCCGACATGCAACTAACACTTAGAGTCGACCAGGGCGAAGGCCCTGTAGAAGTAAGCACCAACCTTTTCACCATTGTTTCGTGGGAACGCAAATTCAAACGCAAAGCCAGCGACCTAGCCAGCGGTATCGGCATTGAAGATTTGGCGTATCTTGCACACCAAGCATGCATGCAACACAACGTAGTTGTGCCGGTAGTGATGGACGATTTCATAAAGAAGCTGGTGTTGCTCGAAGTTGTCAACAATGAGATTGACCGCCCTACCAAGCCAGTACCCACCGATACGCACTAGCACAAGTTTTAGTAGCGACAGGGTACTGGCCCCAGCAAGTAGAGTTTGATACCAACGACCTAGCAACGGTCATAAAGGTCATCAACGAAAGCAGAAAATAGCCATGACAACCAATTTGACTATCCAAGTTAATGGTGTCAAAGAGGCTGTCAAATACTTAAACCAAGTAGAACCTGGCTACCGCAAAGCGTATGTGGCAAACATGAAACAGATCGCTAAACCGATGACTGACGCCATGCAAAACCAGTATGACGATTCCAAATTTCCTAGTGGCACCCAGCGCAACTGGTCGCCAGGTGGGCGCCAAGTGTTCCCGCTGTCAGCTTCAAAGGCTGTTCGTGGTGTGGGTGTGCGTGTCAATAATAAGAAAAAAGGCGCCGCTTTTTCGGTTATGCAAAAAAACCCTGCCGCCGCAATCTTTGACATTGCAGGCCGTGCCAATGTCAACCCGTTGGGTACTGCGTTTAGCACTAAGTTTGGGCGTTCTGCCAGCCGTGTGATCTGGCCAGTATTCGAAGCAAGAATTTTTGACTTGACTACCGAAGTTCAAAAGGTAGTTGACGGCGTAATGGCTGAAGTTAATAAGAATTTGAAGGTGGTCTAATGGCTATTTCCATTCCCGTAATTTCAGATTTTGACAGCAAAGGCACCGACCGTGCTATTCGAGAATTTCAGAAACTAGAAACCGCAGGGCAAAAAGCCCAGTTTGCTATTGGCAAAGCAGCCGTGCCAGCAGCTGCCGCATTAGGTGTTTTAGTAAATGTTGCTGGTGACGCCATTGGCGCTTTTATGGAAGATGAAAAATCCGCCAGCGCTTTAGCCAAAACATTACAAAACGTCACTGGCGCTAACGATCAGGCTGTGCAATCCACTGAAGATTGGATTACCAAAACTTCATTAGCCATTTCTGTTGCCGACGACCAATTGCGCCCAGCTCTTGACAGCCTGGTGCGAGGCACGGGCGATGTTACCAAAGCACAAGATTTGTTGACTTTGGCTTTAGATATTTCTGCCGGTACTGGCAAAGACTTAGGTTCTGTAGCTGACGCATTGTCAAAAGCGTTTAACGGCCAGTTGGGACCACTAAAAAAACTTGACCCTGCTTTGGCTGGCATTATCGAGCAGGGCGGCGGCGTAGACGAAATCTTTGCCCAATTAAGCGACACATTTGGTGGTCAGGCTGCAACAGCTGCAGACACTACCGCAGGCAAAATGGAAAATATTAAAATCCGTATGGACGAAATGAAAGAATCCATTGGTGAAGCCGTGTTGCCAATTGTTGACGATTTAATGCCAGCGTTTACAAGCATTTCAGATTGGGCGTCTAAAAATACTGGTTTAATTGTTGCCATTGGTACAGCGGTTGCAGGTATTGCGGCAGCTGTTCTTTTAACAAATGGTGCCCTTGCTGTCTATAACGCTTTAACCGCATTAACGGCAGCTGCCAACGCCGTTCTTGCTACGTCTTTTACCGTGCTTTGGGTTGCTACAGGCGTAGGAATCATTCTCGCAATCATTGCAGCACTAGTAGTTCTTGAAATGAAATTCGGATTTTTAAGCGACGCCGTAGAAGGCGTAAAAATCATGGCCGAATTTATGTGGAACATTGTCAAAGAAGGTTTTAATTGGGTAGTTAACAACTGGCCGTTATTGCTGGCCGTTCTTGCTGGTCCGTTTAATATGGCTATCGCTTTTGTAATTAAATTCAAAGACCAAATTTTTGACATTATTAAATCAATAATTGGCTTTATGGTTTCTGCCTTTTCAACTATTGCCGAAACCATTTTGGCACCATTCAAAGCCGTATTTAACGGCATAGCGGGACTATGGAACAGCACCGTAGGCGCTTTAGGTTTTACAGTCCCCAGTTGGGTGCCACTAGGTTTAGGCGGCAAAACATTCGAGGTGCCAGACATACCCGTTTTGGGTGACGGGGGAATTGTAATGGGTCCCACCCTGGCGCTTATCGGGGAACGAGGACCTGAAGCTGTTATCCCGTTAAACCGTGCCGGTGGTGGCATGGGTGGCAACACAATTAACGTCACGGTCACTTCAGCAGACCCCAACGCTGTAGTAGCAGCTTTACAACGCTATGTCAGAATGTCAGGCCCCGTGCCGTTAAATACTAGGGCAATGTAATGCCTCGATATGCCTGGGTTTTTAAAAACGCCACTACGGCCACAACTTTTACAACCAGCGTTCTGTCAGCTTCATACAAAACAGGTCGCCAAACCTATATGGATAACTGGGCTGGTGGGTCACTAACTTTCACAATTAAGAACGACGCCAATCAAGCTGCTGGTTTTACTGTCAACGACAAAATAGATTTTATGGATTCAACAGGCGTTTACTATCAACGCTTCTTTGTTAACGAAATCCAATTTATTGACTACCCAGGGCAAGTTGGTTTATCAACCGCAACCATTAACTGCACCGATGGGTTGAACCGTTCAGGGCAAACAACTATCAACAATTTGACATTGTTTGCAGAACAGTGTTGTGAACAATTAGACGAATTTGTGACTTCAGGGCAACTTGCTGGGTCTGGGTACACCATAAACGGCACAACTTACGGCATTGGCGCTTCGAAAGCTTTAGGTTTGGGTGGTGGCTACAACGGCGCCGTATTGCAACGAATTAACCAGAATATGGCTACTGAACGTGGCGTGATTTGGTACAACGGCAACACCATTTATGCGGTTGCTCGAAACAAAATATTTGACAAAACCATGGCATTGACATTTGGTAGGTCTACCAGCTCAACCGTTATTGCTTATCAAGAATTTCAAAGAATTACTTTGGGTCAAAACTTTATGAACGCCGTAAGTATTGAACCTTTAAACAACACTGGTTTTAACACTTTTACCACTAACGCAACTTCAACAGCGGCATACGGTATTCGAGGCTATTCCTTAACAACAGTTGATTTTACAGCTGCACAAGGAAAAGGCTTAGGCCAGTTTTTGGCAAATTCACAATCTGACCCTGCGGCAATCAGGTTTGTTGTTGGCTTTGATGACGTGTCCCAAAACACTACGGCAATCAACACTTTTGTGGGTCAGTGGTTAGGTTCTGCCGGTAGGCCAGCTGTGGTGTTGCCGTTGGAATACAAAATTCAAGGTTCCGCTACGACATATAGTGTGCAAAGCGTAATTGAAGGGTTAGAAATTAGCATGACACCAGAAATGACATCATTTAACGCCTATTTAAGCCCAGCAATTTACTATCAGTTTTTTATCCTTAACAATGCCACATTTGGCGTATTAAACACTTCAAGATTGGGTTGGTAAAATGCCTACATATCAAGGCCAGTTTGTTTCAGGTCAAACTTTAAATGCTGCAGATTTAAACACTTTCACGCCGTCAGCCATTTATACATCTTCAGGTAACCAGTCAGTAGCCAGCGCTACTTTTGCAACACTCAATTTTGCCACTTATAGCATTGGTGGTATTACTTCATGGGTTGGCGTAGCCAATGGGCGCATTACACCAACAATTTCTGGCTGGTATTTAGTTACATCGAACGTTCAAACTACGACCGGCACATCTTCTAGGTCAATCTTACAAATAGCAAAAAATGGCGCACAGGTTTTTTCATTTGACATTTTTACTGGAACTGTGGGCATGTCAATTTCTGGTTTGGTCTTTTGTAATGGTTCTACTGATTACATCACCAGCATTGTTTACCAACAAACAGGCGTTGCTGTTAACTACAATTCGTACCAATTATCCGTTTCGTTAATGTGGCAATAGGAGACTAAAAATGATTCCAGAATTCCCAACAGAAGAAACCGAACTTGAATATCAAAATTACATAAAAAGTCTGTTGACTAATAGTGATTGGACACAATTAGGAGACAGCCCAGCAGACAAAGAAGCCTGGGCAATATATCGACAAGCTTTAAGAGATTTGAACCATCACCCAAATTGGCCCAATGTTGAATTGCCCGATATGCCATGAAAACGCTAGGCATTGTTGCGCTTTTGGCTGTGGCTTTAATGTTTGTTGTTACCAGTTGTAGCGACAGAACCCGTGACACCTGTGTAGAACAACCCGAAGCGCCCAGGTGCATACCATGAAAAAACGATTAACAAACAGCGAAATTAAAGCCCGACTGGTTTTTATGGTTGGCATTACTTTGTCGATGGTATTTGGCATTTCAATGGTGGCAATTTTGTACTCACTTGTGTTTGTCGTACAGCCTCAGGAACCCTCGCCCAATGACACCGAAATGCTTCAAATCGTTTCGGGGTCATTTGCCGTATTGCTGGGTGGGTTGCTGGGTTTGCTTTCGGCAAATGGTTTGCGTGACTCTAAAGACAAGGATAAAGACGATGACTAGTCGACCATACACAGGCAACAAAGACGCCGTACACGCCGCTAAGCGTGAAGGTACCAAAGTCTTTGTTGATTATTGTTGCTACCTTGTTGGTGTCACCAACATAGGCATTTTTAACGACAGAAATATGGTTGGCACCACGCCACCAAAAAAGTCTGTGCATGCGACCTGGCGTGCTATAGACCTTAAAGGCACCCCTGAACAACGCTTTATTTTGATTGACTTCCTATTTACCCACCGTGACATTTTGGGTATAGAAGAAATCCATGACTATGCCGGTACCTACAAGAACAACCCTAAAGGTTGGGGCGCTGGCTACCGCTGTGACCGTGACGCCTGGCGGATATACGACAAAAACACTATTGGTTCAAAAGGCGCCCAATGGGTGCATGTCGAAATATCGCCGCTAATGGCTGACCACCCTGATGTTGTCAAGCATGCGTTTAAAACTATATTTGGTACTTGACATAGACCTACCGAATCGGTAGACAATACCCGACCTGACCCCGACTGAAGGACAAACCAAAATGAATGTAAAGCGCTTTTTAGGGCTAGCCCTGTTTACCTACATGATGTGTGGGGCGTTTGTAGTAGTGAACCAAAAAGACACACCGCCCCAAACATATGTTGAAACACCCGTAACAATTACTTTGGGCGACTTAACCCCACAGCAGTTAAAAGAACGGGCCGTAGAGTTGACAACCACCACCAGCACCACTACTTCGACACAACCAGCCACAACCCTTGCGCCTTTTAACGCTGAAGCCAAATGCCAAGAATGGTTCCCGACAGCCATTGCGGTGGGCTGGCCGAATGACCCTGAAGTGTTGCAGACGTTAGGTCGCGTAATGTGGAAAGAGTCCCGTTGTCAGCCTGACGCCTGTTCAAAATCTGACAGTGGGAGACAATGCCGTGACTACGGTTTGACACAAGGGAATTGGTACGCCCATCACGAATGGTGGACAGAACTTGGCATAGAACCACAACAAATGTTTGACCCTGCCACAAACCTGCGATGGGCATACCTGCTCTATTCAGGCCGTGAAGCCAAAGGGCAATGCGGTTGGCAACCATGGAGAATGTGCTAACAAATGTTCAATGTTGACCGACCCGACTGGCAACAATTAGCGGCATGTCGAGGCATTGACACCAACCTGTTTTTTCCTAGCAACGCCCAAGAATCAGCGCAAGCCAAAGCCATAATCAGACCCTTATGCGAATCCTGTTTAGTGTTTCAAGAGTGCTACGCCTACGCCGTGTCATTCCCTGAAAAGGCTTTACAAGGCATTTGGGCAAACACTACAGACAACGACCGGCGGCGTATCCGCTACAGTGCCACACCAGTTGGCTATCGTACAAAACAACCCGACTAATGAAAGGCCCGACATGAACCAACAGTTAGCAGAAATGACAGCTGCTATAACCAAAGCCGAAATCACTATGAAGGCGGCGGCTTGGCAACTTGAAGCGCAAAAAACCGACATTGAAATGCTTAGAAAAGCCTTGTTTGAATTGGCTTATGTTGCCGAAGAAAACGGCATTTATTTGTCTAATCTCACTAAATCGACACAAGACACAATTGTGGCCATGCGGTTAGGTGGCTTCAAATGATTGTCGTTTTATGCCAAGAATGTCAAATGGAATTGCACCACCATGACACACGCCTGCAACCAATCCTTAAAGGCATATGCCTCGAATGTGGCCACAAAGGCAACTGGGAAGGTTTAACCCAAGCCGAGCGTGCCAGGTGCAATGACCTGTTGAACTATTTACGCATGACGCCTGAGCAACGGCGAGCATTTGACAGAAACTTGGGCAGCTGATGGACCTCACAAATTATGTCGACGTGCCAACACGGTTTGCTATGGCATTGGAACGCTGGCCTGAACTACGGGTAATTGAAAACCGCCCTGAAGTAATCACGGTTGGCGACAAAACTTTTATTGCTGTTACCGTGCAAGCCTGGCGCACACCGGAAGACCCAATTAGTTGCCAGGCAACAGCATGGGAACCTATACCTGGCTCGACGCCGTTCACCCGTAACTCAGAAATGATGAACGCAAGCACCAGCGCCCTGGGCCGTGTCTTAGGGTTCATGATGAGTTTCGGCCCCAAAATGGCTAGCGCCGAAGAAGTACGCAACCGACAAGAAACCAGCGCCCCAGCAACCCTTGTTAGACAGCCTCAAAATGCGCCCAGACAGGCGCTAGGCGCAAATGCGAGCAATGCACCATCTGAAGCCCAATTGAAGTACCTACGAGGTTTAAACTGGGAAGGCCCAGTACCCGAAACTAGAGCTGACGCTACGGCCCTAATTAAAAGGTTGGCACCATGACGGACCTGTTGACTTTGTTTGACATTGACAACCCACCGCTACCTGTGAAGCGCCGCCCACCAATCAAAAGCACACCGCAACTGGTCGCCCGTTTCTTGTCAAAGGTTTATGTCGAATACGGCATGCCTGAAGGCTGTTGGGTTTGGACAGGCTCACGCCAAATGTACGGTTACGGCGAATTCAACATTAAAGGCACTAACTACCGTGCTAACCGTGTCGCATATCAAATGTTCTGTGGGACTATCCCTAACGAGCTAGTGGTTTGCCACACTTGCGACAACCGTTTCTGTGTCAACCCTGCACACCTGTTTCTAGGCACAGTACGAGAAAACGCTTTAGACATGACAGCAAAAGGTCGCAACAGGAACCAGTTCAGCAAATGAAAGAGTCTTATTTTCAGTCGCAAGTAATCCTGTTGGCTCGACTACACGGCTGGTTAGTTATGCACACCCGTGCTGTGGAAATCCGCCCTGGGGTGTGGAAAACGCCGTTACAGGGTCATGCCGGATACCCAGACCTGACGCTCGCCCACAAAACCCGTGGCGTCATATTTGCCGAACTAAAAAGCGACATCGGGCGACTATCCGACAAGCAAGAGTTATGGTTGCAAACACTTTGCGACGCCGGCATGGAACACCACGTATGGCGACCCAAAGACATTCAAGCAATCTCAGACCGACTAGCCAGGAGACCCGACCATGACTGAATTTATGCAACCAATTAACCCAATGCGTGTTATTACAGGCAACGAGGAATGGTCATTTACAACCCCTGTGTTTGCTATCGCTATATCAAACTCACATGACGTTGAGTATCTAACCATTAACGGCCAGTTCTTCACGCCGCTAACAATCAAGTTTGCCGAAATGTTTATAAACGGTCAATGGCAACGCCTCGAAGGACGCCACACACCAGCCACCTGATATAGTCCCGATTTGTCTTGGTACCAATGGGAGGGCGACTAGCCATTGGCTAAGTAAGTGAAAAAGAGAACAAAGAGCAATCCCGAAGCGGTCCTGCACTAGAGCCAAGACAACACAATTTCATTAGTCGCATGTGTGTGCCACGTTTGTAGGTGGTGGGCAGTAAACAGGGGAACCTGGGTAGACGCCTATACACCGATGTAGGCGAACAGCGTTTCCAAACGGCACAAATGGCGAATGGTTGTCCACCGAACAAAACTAGACAGGCTTCCATGGGCTACTAGCCCTAAATAGTGGGGGACACAAACCACCCACCTATCACATGGAACTAGACGACAACCGCACAGGTGCATTTCCTGTGTGGGCGTCAGTATCTCTTGACCTATGATCTGAACAAAGGAGACCCGACAATGCCCAGACAACACACCACCAACGACCTCACCTATCGACGCAACAGGCAAGCCCTGCTAGCCAACAACCCACCATGCCACTGGTGCGGCAAACAGGGAACAACCTCAAACCCCATGACAGCAGACCACCTTATAGAGCATGACCGTGGTGGTAGTGACGACCTAGACAACCTCGTGCCGGCATGCCGTAAATGCAACGGCAAACGTGGTGCGATATACAAAGGCAAACGGGACGCCCAAAAAATGCAAGACCGAAATAAAGCCGTAAACCATTTTTTTGACACAACTACTAAGCCCCCGACCCAATGCTTAGAAAACATTTTGGACGAAACTGACGGGAACCAGCCCGAACTAGCGCAGGTCAAAGCGCATTTGCCCAGACTTGAAACGGTGGGCCTGAACCAGCACAGTTACGGTGCAAGGGTTTCTGCCTGGGCTTCGGCTCATATGGGTGTTGACCTTATGACCTGGCAAAAACATGTGCTTGAAGGTCAGTTGTCGCATGACGGTGAAGGCAATCTGCAGTTTCGTGAAGCCCTTGTGTCTACAGCACGCCAGCAAGGTAAGTCTGTTGCTTTGCAGGCTTTGATTGGTTGGTGGCTTACTGAAATGGCGGTGATTCGAGGCAAGCCCCAGGCGGTGCTTTCGGTTGCCAACAAGCTTGACCGTGCTGAAGCAATCTTTGGGTTTATCGCCCCAATACTTGTAGACAAATTTGGTGGAAAGGCGGCCAATGCTTTGGGCCGTAAGTCCGTCAAAATGCCTGATGGGTCAACGTGGGAAGTTAGAGCTGCGACACCAAACCTGCACGGTGGTAGTTACGACTGTATTTTGATTGACGAACTTTGGAATATTTCGGCGGCGGTAGTGGACGAAGCGTTACGACCAAGCCAAATTGCCATTGGAAATGGTGGCCCTTTATTGAGTATGTGGTCAACGGCTGGGGACGAGTCGAGCGCCTGTTTCATAGCCTTTAGAGAAGCGGCCATATCTGAGATTGACAACGGCGATACCGGCAACCTTTATTTTGCTGAATACAGCATGAAGCCAGGATCTGATCCACGATTAGAAAGTAATTGGATTATGGCCAACCCAGCAATGGGGCAAACCGTGACCATTGAAGCGCTTAGGGCTGTCAGCAAAAAGGACAGTTTCTTGCGTGCCCACTTGAACATGTGGGTGTCTGCCCGTGGTGCTTGGCTTCAACCTGGCGTTTGGGACAAACAAAAGACTGACCAACCAATGCCACCAGGTGGCGTGTTGGCTGTTGACACCGACCTGACAGATGGGCGTTATGTTGGCGTCAGGTCATCGGTGCTTGAATCCAAAGCGCATGTGTGTGTCGAATTCATGGTAGATACCGAAGATCAAATGTGGGAAGAAGTAGAACGGGTCATGGCTGACACGTCTACAAGTCTGGTCATTACGCCAGCCCTGCATTTGCATTTGCCAACAAATTTGGAACGTCGAAGCACCGTCATTGGTTACGGCGAATTACTTAAATATTCGGGCCTTATACAGAAAATGATTGTTGAAGGCAAAGTAAGGCACCGTGGCGAACTGTCTTTGGCTGAACATGTCAACCGTGCCGTGCTAACCAAAACTGGTGGCGGTGTCGTTCTGTCTAGCCAAAAGTCGCCTGGCCCAATCGAGCTGTGCCGGTGCATGGCATGGGCTATTGCCGAATCGTCACGGCCTAAAATTGTAGGCAAACCAATGTTTGCTGTGTCTAAGACACCGTGACTTTTGGTCAGGCTATTGTTGCAATAGTTCCTGCCCTGCGTCGGGCAGGGCAGGGACACACCCCCGATAGGAAGAAACACCATGGGATTGTTTAGCGGTACCAAAGTTAACAAAGCGGCGATAAGCCCCCAGCCTGAACCGTCCGTGCAAGCAGCTGCAGTTGGCGGTGCCTATTACAGTTCGCAAGTTGCTGGCCCTAACCTTATTGGTGATTGGTGGTCGTACCAGGCTGGCCTTATGCGTAACCGTGCAATGTCGGTTGCCGCTATCAGTCGAAGCCGTGACCTTATGGCGTCAGTCCTGGCAAACATGGAACTGAAGATGTGTACCGAAATGTGGAACGGTGAAGAAATGGAAACCGTACCGTTGGCGCCACGTTCCTGGCTGAAACAACTTGACCCCGAAATGCCAAATAACTTCTTGTTTCCGTGGGTATTTGATGACCTTTTCTTTTTTGGCCGTTGCTTCTTGTACATTACAAGTCGAACAAAAGACGGTTACATGGCCAGCGCCACCCGTTTACCCCAGGGCAGTATTACGACGCCCGACGCTAACGGTCCCGTCTGGTTTGGTAAATCAAAAGAAATCTATTTCAACGGTGGCGCTATAGACCCAGCCGATGTAGTTCAAATTTACAGCCCGACTCAAGGCATGATCTTTATGAGCGAGCAAACCATAGCAACAGCTTTAAAACTTGAGGACGCCAGGTATCGCAATGCTTCAAGCGCCATACCGGCAGGCGTACTTAAACAAACTGGTGGCGAACCGTTGTCAGCGATTGAGTTGGCACAGTTGGCGGAAGCGTTTAACCAGGCACGGGCCAGCAATCAGACAGCTGCACTAAACGAATTTTTAACGTACACAGAAACCAATGCAACACCTGACAAAATGCTGTTGATTGACGCCGCCGAATATCAAAGTAAGCAAATTGCTAACTTGTGCAATGTACCCCCGTATTTGTTGGGTATTTCAACAGGTAGTTACGCATACACAAACAGCGATAGCGCCAAGTCCGATCTTTGGACATTCGGGCTGTCAATGTACGCCAAAGCAATTACTAGCGCCTTGAGTCAGCAACTGCCCCGTGGCACCTATGTTAAATGGGACTACGAGGATTATCTAAAAACTGAAGGTGCCGAAATGTACCAACCAGAACAACAACCACAAGAAAACACACAAGAGGAACTAGCGACATGATTACTTTTAATGCCAACACTTTTGCTGTTGAAGCCGCAGGCCCAGACGGATTGCCACGCCGAACCATTACGGGTGTGGCCGTTCAATACAACACGTTTGCAACCGTTTCTGATGGCACTACGGTTTCTTTTGCACCAGGCAGTCTTCCCGTTGAAGGTCGCCAGCCCCGTGTTTACATGTACCACAACAGCAGTATGCCGATTGGTTTAGTAACCGAAAGAGTTGATACCGGCACAGAAATGTTGCTGGCCATGAAGATCAGCGCAACAGACCTAGGCAATGAAGCCTTAGTGCTTGCAGCTGATGGCGTTATGGAACTGTCCGTAGGTGTGAATCCCACCGAATTTTCGTTTGACAAAGAAGGCAACATGACCGTGTTAGCCGCTGACTGGTTAGAAATCAGCCTTGTCCCCACGGCCGCATTTGAAGGTAGTACCATAAGTAAAGTTTCGGCGGAATCGCCACAAGTCGAAGAACCAAAGGAAGAACCCAAAATGGAAATTACCCCTGCAGTTGTTGAAGAAGTCGTAGTGCCTACAGCACCGATTTTTGCCACCGCAAAGCGTGAACCACGTTTGCCCAGCGCCCACGAATTCATGGCCGCTATGCACAAGGGTGGCATTGAAGCCGCTAACGCCAACAAAGTTTGGAACGATTACCGCACTTTCCACCAGTCGCCTATTGAAGCGGCAGCTGGCGATGTTGTTTCAAGCAACGTGCCTGGTGTTGTTCCGGCTTTGATTCTTGGCCCAGTGTTCCAAGACATCAACTACATTGCACCATTGCTTACCGCAGTGGGTACCCGTGCTATGCCAGGCGGCGGCGCAGGCTCAACCTTTTTACGCCCGACCTGGACCACCCACCCGACCGTAGCCGAGCAAAGTTCACAGCTTGACGCAGTGTCTGCAACTACTTCAGTAATCGCCTCGAATACGGTTACCAAAAAGACGTTTGCTGGCGCCACCACCTTGTCTTACCAAACCGTTGACTTCACAGACCCAGCCGCTATGGCAATCATCATGCAGGACTTGGCAGGCCAGTACCTTTTGGCGATTGACAACTACGCATGTGACACCCTTGTGTCAAGCGCAAGCAGCGATGGTGTTTGGGACTTGACCGTGGCCGACTTGCTCAAGTCAATTTACGATTGTGCAGTTACAACCGTTGCGGCCACCAACTTCTTGCCAACACACATTGCTGTTGACCCAGCAACCTGGGGCTTGATGATGCAGCTAGTCGACACCACAAACCGCCCAATTTTCGGTTACACCGGTGGACAACTCAACGCATTTAACACCATTGGTGCTGGTGGCGTAAACGCTTTCCAAAACGCCAACCCACTTGGCTTGCAAATCATCGTTGACAAGAATTTCGCCGCAAAGACCATGGTGATTTTTAACGCCAACGCTTACGAAATTTACCGTGCTGACCGTGGCCTGCTTTCGGTTGAGAACCCCAGCACCGTTTCACGCACCATGAGCATGTTCGGTTATGCAGCAGTGTTTGCTGCTAACTCAAGCATGATTCGCAAGATCACCCAGGCTTAGTCGAAAGGCGGTTAGCCGCCCATGGCTGTTTATCAAGTCATATTCCACCAGCGTTTAGACGATTACGCTGTGGTTCAAACATTGACAGAACCCGAACTAAATTTGGGCTTACCGTTTACGCTTGCTGGCTTAGGCCACGGTTTGAACGGTTCGCACAATGTTTACGCAATACCCGAATACTTGTTCACGGGCGTAACCAGTACTGGTGATCTGACATTTGATTACAACTACCCGATACCAAATCAGGTGTTGTTTTATGACGCAGGCGACAACCTTGACCGCTCAGCTGCAATACCGCAAGGCACCCTGACCTACACAGAAACTTGCACGTGGGTGACCGGCACACAGATTGGCACATGGCTGGGAATAGCATTGGCTTCGGTTGACGAAACCAGTTTCTTGGCTCAATGTGCTTCAAGCGCCAACAACTTCATTTTTCGTAGACGTCAAGAGTCTGGCTATACCGACCAATTGACCGTTGTCCCTAGTGCAGATGTAGAACTAGCCACGATCATGATGGGTGGCTCGATTTACAGACAACGTGGCGCCATAGACCAATTTGCAAGTTTTAGCGATATGGGAACCGCTACCGTGTCTGGGCTGTCGCCGTTAATCAAACAATTGGCTGGTATCCCACGGCCTGCGGTTGCGTAATGACTGTCTACACCGACCTGTTCAATGAGTCGATAGATGACCTAGCAACAACCCTTGCAACCATTACTGGCATGCGTGTGGTGTTTGACCCTGAAAAGATCAACCCACCGTGCGTGTTCATTGACGCACCCAGTTTTGATTGCTTTAACTACAACATCGTTACCATGAATTTTTCGGTAAAAGTAGTGACACTAGGGCCAGGCAATTTGGACGGCTTACGCAACGTTTTAAGCATGTGTGCGGCAGTCCTAGCAAAGAATGTCGCCGTGAAATCTGGGCGCCCTGGCTATATCCCAATTGGTGGCCAGACTTTTGCCGCATATGACCTATCCATTGACCTACAAGCACAAGCAGGGTGACCCATGAAATACACAATCATTAGCGAACGTATTGGCACTGTAGGCGCAGAATTTGTGCCTGGTGCCGGCACGAACATTGAAGCGTTACTTAAGCACGGGTTCATTGAATCTGACGAACCAGCCAGCGACAAGCCCACCCCAAAATCTGCTAAAACTAAAGCACAACCGAAAAAGGATTAACCCATGGCTACTTCGACATACCTTTCCAACCCAGGCGTAATGGTCAACAGCGTTTCGTTGACCGACCAATGCACCAGCGCCACGGTCACCAACATGGCCGAAGCCCTCGAATCAACAGCCTTTGGTAGCACCAGCCGTGTGTTTGTTAGTGGGCTTTTCAATCAGGAAATTACGCTTGACCTATACATGAGCTATGCGGCCAGCGAAACCTACGCAACTTTGGCAGCTCTAGTTGGCACGACCACCACCGTAAAGGTTTCAAACACTGTTGCAGGCTTGACCACAGCTAGTGCCACAGAACCACGCTTTGAATTGGTGGGCGCTTATCTTGAGTCTTTGCCAGTTATCAACGCAACCATGGGCGAATTAAGCACCATTTCAATTACGTTTAAGGGTGGCGTTTTGACCACCGTTGTTTCTTGATCTAGCAACCCCAACAGCAAAGGCCCGACATGCAACTAACACTTAGAGTCGACCAGGGCGAAGGCCCTGTAGAAGTAAGCACCAACCTTTTCACCATTGTTTCGTGGGA